TGAACCGCCCCTTCGCGTCACGAGTCTTCGCCGACTTGACCCGCCGCGTGCCGCCCTTCGGCGTGAGCGCCTTCAGCACCGGGACGCCGTCCTTGACGGACCGCCGCATCGAGGCCCGGAGATGCTTCTTCGCGATATGCCGGGGCAGCTCGGCGTATCGGGCCATCAGTGCCCCGATCTCACCCTGCATCCCGTCCCAGTTGAGCGTGATCACGCGGCGGTCTCCTCGACGGTGAGCTCGATCTCGTCGCGTCGGCCCTTGGGGACCACGGCCGTTATCATCAGCACGCGGCCGCCGCCGCTCTTCCACAGGAGCCGCATGTTGCCGAGGACCCCGTCGCGGTAGCGCATCCTCACGGTCGCCTGCAGGCTCCCCCCGATCTGGCCGCGTCTGGCCAGCTCCGCGTAGGAGATCGCCTCGTAGGAGCCGTAGATCGTCGCGACCGTCTGCCAGGTCGGCACGCTCTCGCCGGCGGCGTTGCGGGTCTCGACCGGGCGCTGTAGCTCGTAGACCTCGGAGAGGCTGCCGGAGGGGATGGGCATCACCACCCCCCGTTCCACGAGCTGGCCGCGAGGAGCGTGTCGAAGGCCTGGGGAAGTTCGGTGGCGGAGTCGCTGGCCAGGACGCCGCGATTGTTGAACTGATGATCGACGTAGGCCAGGATCGCCGACTTCAGCATCGGGCAGATCTGGCCCTCGGGGGCCACGCCCCCCCAGTATTCGACGACGAGCTTCGACCCGGCCCCGGCCGCCAGGATCAGCTCCCCGGGGATCGCGTCGGTGTCGGTCGAGAACTGGCCGGCCGTGAGGGCCACGCCCCCGACGGAGACCGTGATCGGATGGCCGGCATCCACCAGGAGCGGCGGGGCGGGCAGCTCGAGCACCGCCACGCCGGCGGGCTCCTTCCAGGTCGCCCGGTACTTCGTCGCGACGAGCGTCATCGCGAGCCGCGTCTCGATCAGCCGGCGGGCCGCCGCGATCTTGTCGAGGATCAGCCGATCCCATTCCGTCTGATCCGCGGAGAGCCCGATCTGGGCCTTCGCCTCCGAGAGCGTCACGGGCTCGACGACCGGCCACTCGATCACGCGAAACGTATCGGGCTTCATGACGGAGTCCTAGCGGTGCTCGACGGCCGGGGAAACGATCGCCCGCTCCACGGGCAGGCGACGGAACAGCATCGGCTGCCGGTCGTGCTCGATGGCCACCGACGCGACGCCGGCGTCGACAAGATGCTTCGCGAGGTCGCCGGTGGCCTGGATCACTTCGCCGGCGTGGTAGCCGCGGTAGGACCGCTTCAGCCGTAGCGGCGTTGTCTCGATCCTGGCGTCCACCGCTCACCTCCTGCCCATGTAGCCAGAGGGCCGGGGGGGCATCCCTGCCACCCCCGGCCTCGCTTGGCTACACGTTCTCTACCGATCAGGCCTTGGCCAGACGGGCGACGAACTCGGGGGCGTGGTTCGCCACGCCGAACCGGGTGTTCGCGACGTAGAGGACCTGGCGATTCCTCATCAGGATCTCGCGGCCCGCCTCGATCTCGAGGCCGGAGGCCTTCACGCCGACGGCGGTCGACATCGCGAAGTCGCCGTACAGGGCGAGCGTCGAGGCCGGAAGGCCCTTCACGAGGTAGACCGGGGCGCCGAAGATGGTCGGCACCACGCGTCCGCCACCCACGGTCAGGGTCGTCTGTTGGGCCGACCAGATCTTCATGAGGTCCACCCAGCCGGCACGGCTGCAGACCCACGAGCTGGTTCCCATCACGGCCTCGTCGACCTTGCCGACCACGTCGGCGAGGTTCGCGAGGGTCGTCGAGGCGTTGGCTGCGACGGTGATGGTGTTGCCCGCCGCGACCGCACCGGCCAGGCCGGCGATCGTGGGGTTCGATGCCTGGCCCGCGAGCCACAGGGCGTCGAACCGCTGGGCGTAGGCCAGGGCGAACCGCTCGGCCACCAGGCCGGCCACGTCGATCGGGGAATCTTCGATGAGCGACCGCGACACGGCCACCGAGCCGCGGACCTCGTACATCGTCAGGTTGGCGACGCTGGTCGCGATGTCCTGGTCGGTCGTCGCCACACCCTCGGCCACGATCGACGCGGTGGCATCACCCACCTTCGGGAAGTCGATCTTCTGGCCGGAGGGCCGGATCACGGTCGCGAGCTGCAGGGCAACCGAGCTGTACTGCAGCCGGTTGACGATCGCGCCGAAGAGTTCCTTCACGACGAACTCGGCACCGAGGTTGTCGTAGGCCGTCGAGCTCTCGCCCATGGCCCGGTGTTCGCCCGTGTAGAGCGCCTTCAGATAGGACCCGACCGCATGGGCGGCACGGGCCGAGGAGAAGAGCCGCACGCCGGAGCGGAGCTCGGCCACGGCCTCGGTCTTCTCTTCCTTGCCGCTCTCGATCGCCGACCGCGGATCGCTGTCGGAGTTGACCGCCCGCAGGCTGGCGAGACGGGCGTCGATCTCCTGCTCGCGCTTCACGGCCGCGGTGCAGATGTCCGATCGGCCCATCGCGTCGGCGAGCCGGGCCTCGATGTCCTTCGCGTCCGACTCGTCCTTCGCGCTGTCGGCGAGCGAGCGGAGGTCGGCGATTTCCTTGGCGAGAACGGCGGCTTCGTCCTGAAGCTGGCGGAGTTTGGGGCTGGGCATCATGCCCTCCTGTGAATGGTTGTTCCGGAAAACTGGTTCAAAGAATACGAACGACCTCAATACCCTTGAACCTCCACGCGCGGGCATTTTCCATCCGGGCACGCCGCGCCGCCCTTGGCCCTCTCGGCCTTGCACCTGGGACACTGGCACTTGCACGGCTGCGCGATCTTTCCGTCGGGCTTCCACACACCGCGGACGCATGTCTTCCCGCAGTCACACTCGGTCGGCGTCGGCGTCGGCGGAGCAGGCGCGTCGACCGCCATCGAGGCCCGGGCGACCGATGCCGCAGCCGCGGCGCGAGCGGCCTCGAGGTCGGCCGCCATCGGGTCGGCCGAGAGCCACACGAGGAACGAGATCAGCCAGCGCCACACGGTTGCCATCACCACCCCCTGGAATGGTCGACCAGCGGAAACCCATCGGCCCCCAGCTCCTGGCCCTGGACGTGCCGCGGCTGCGAGGCCGACTCCGCCGGCGGCTTCTCGGCCACCAGCGCCAGCCACAAGAGCCGCTTCGCCATGCCGGCGATCCACCGGGCGACCGGCCTGTCTGGCGTCGGCTGCGGCGCGGACGAACCGCACGACATCCACGAGCCGACGGCGAAGGCCGCGACGAGGGCGAAGAGAGTTTTCCGGTCGATGGTCATGGCGGGCCTCACTGCGAGAGCGTGTAGACGGCAGGGTCGCGGACAGGAGCTGATCGGCGGGCCGGGGGCGGGGCCGGCTGGAGGAAGCCTCCGTTGTCGAGGTCGCGCCAGCCGAAGCCGGAGACCGACCCGACGGCGAAGGAGTCCTTCTGGGCGAGCATCCGCTCGACGACCTGGCGGTCGACCCAGAAGGAGCCATCGGGCTGGTCGGCCGGAAACTTCCCATTGTAGGTGATCCACTTCGGCCCCCACGAATTGAGGCAGAGCAGGGCGTCGGAGGGGCTGCCGTTCTTCTGGTAGCGCACCGCGAGAAAGCACATCTCATGCGCCCACTGCCCGGAGGCAGCGGCGTAGCCGTGCTCGTCGGTGACACTGGCGAAGCCCTGCATCGACGCGACCGGGATCGGGAACCCGGCCTCGATGGCGGAGGCGGCCTCGGCCCAGGTCGTGACCATCGCGACGTGGGTCGCGGGATGCTTCTTCGCGATCGTGTCGAGGCGGCCGCCGTCGCCCTGGCCGCCAGCGCCGTACGCTCCCCACTTCTTCGCCCGGTCTGGCGAGTAGGCCGTGAGGTCATAACCGAGCGACGGGAACGGCTCGCGGTAGACGACGCCCCAGTCACGGACCCAGCGTGCCGCGGCCGCACCGTAGGAGCCATCCGACCACCCACCGACCGGCGACGATCCATCGCCGCTGCGGCCCCGGGCCTCGACACGAGAGCCGCCGTAGATCGCCTCGGTGCTGGGGAAGGGCGGAGGGTTGGCGAGCCGGCCCGTCTCCCAGTCGACGGCCTGGGCGACGTAGATCCCGTGCGCCCAGCCCCACGAAACACAGTCGCCAATCCCCTGCCGCTCGACGACCCACGGCTTCCCGTAAAGCGCGACGTGCGCCTTCTGGGCGGAGCGGTACAGGAACGTATCGACACCATTCGCCTCGCGGATCGTCTCCGCGCCGGCGTCACGGAACATCGGCTGGGGCAGCTCCTGCAGGAACCGCTGGACGCCTTCGGGGTTCGGCGTGTAGCCGAAGTTCTCATCGTCGCCCAGGCCGAACACGCCGCCCCCGGCGGGGCCGCGCCATGTGACCTCGAGCACGAAGGCCGCGGCCACTCCCAGGAGCAGCATCACGGCGAAGAGGCGGAGGGCTTTTCTACCTTGCGACACGGCCGGCCTCCCGTGCGACTTCGCGGCAGGCCGCGATCCACGCCGCCCGCTGGGCCGGTGACATCGGGCCGCCACTCTTGCCGGCGTGCTCGTCGAGGTAGCCGCGGATCGCGTCCCTCGCGAGCGGATGCTTCGACCCGAGCGACTCGCCGCGGCAGCGCAGGTCGAACATCCGGACCCGCAGCTCGTCGAACCCGACGCCGGTCTTCAGGAACGGCTCCCGCTGCATCCCGTCCCATTCGAGCTCGGCCGCCGTCTCCTCCATCAGGGCCGAGACCTTCGCGGCATCGGCCGCGGCATCAGGGCCGACGAACAGACCGCGGAGGTCGAGCCCGGCGGCCGGGCCGGGGGCCGGCGTCGGGGAAGGGGCCGGGGCCGGGCCAGGCTGCGAGCTGGCCCACGCGATCGCCGCCGCCGTCACGAGCGCGGCCGCCGCCACATGCCGCCGCTCCAGATGGGGCAGTCGCCCGAAGGCCGCGGATGCCGCCGCCTTCAGTCGCTCCGCCGCGTCGGGGCCGGCAGCCAGGTAGGCCGCGGCGAGAACCAGGGCCACGATCACGAATGACATACGTCAACTCCGGATCAGGGGGAGGAGCTGCTCGATGGCCCCCGATGCCAGGGCCAGGATCAGAGACCGGATGGCCGGACGCATGAGCGCCCACGCCGGCCAGGCGAGCGTGGGGATGCACTTGTCGGCGACCGTGTCGAAGAGGGCCGCCACGGCCTCGAGGGCCAGTTCCTTTTTCGCCTGGCCGGAGAGCGTGCGGACCTGTTCGAGGGATTCCGTCGTCAGCCGCAGCAGCGCGAGCGTCAGCTCGCCGAACTCGATCCACGTCAGGCCACCGGCGGCCGCCGTCTTCGCGGCGACCAGGAACGCCGTCACCTTGCCGGCGAGGTCGTGATAGTTGCTTGCGGAGGCCACGGGGGTTTCGGCGATCATGCGTCCTTCCCCATCGCGAGCTGGAGCCGGGCCGCCGCCGCAGCCGCCGCCGCGCGGATCCCGGCCAGCCCGGAGACGCGGACGAACGATCGCGGGCCGCCTTCGGCCGGCGGGGCCGGCGGCTCGTCGGTCGGCTTGTCGACGATGCCCTCCGGGTAGTCGTCGATCCACACGTCGACCGAAAGGCCCAGCTCGGCGGCGGCCGTTCGCTTCTGCTTGAACTGACCGCACAGCACGAGCTGGGCCAGATCGAGATCACCGAACGCGATCCGCAGCTCCTCTCGGTTTTGCTCGGAATCGTCGCGGCGTGAGATGCACACCACGCGGTTGCCGCGGTTGGTGGCGTCGGCGATGAACGAACGCCACAGGCCGGGGGCCGCCGTGAACGTGCGATCGTAGTCGATCGAGATCGTGAGCGGCTTCGGCTCGGAGCGGTGCTGCACCAGGCCGCGGGCCTGCCGCCAGGCCGTCAGGCTGCGGAGGCCGACGGAGGACGACGGGTAGGCGGGGTGCGTCACCGGCGACAGGTCGAAGAGCGAGGCCTCGGTGATCGTTCGCGTCACCTCGCCGTTCGGCAGTTCGTCCCACTGCTCGCCGCGCGCCTCTTGGATTGAGAAGGCGAACGACGAGCCATAGATATAGCGATCGCGGATGAGCGGGATTACCTCGGCCGCGGTCGGCGTGCCCACCGGAGGGGTCGCCCGGTAGACGAGGCCCTTCGGAGTTTCCTGGATGTCGAGCGTGTCGTTCGTCGTGCGGCCGAGAACGGCGCTATCGGAATGATTGTATTTCGCCACGACATCGGCCCGCCCTCGCGGATCATTTGGTGAGCGCTCGAGAAACTTTTTGAACGCCCCAGGCATGAATCGCTCTTTGAATCCGCCCAGGTCGACGGACCACTTATTCCACGGCGGTGCCATTCCGACGATCACCGGACGACCGTCGTCGCGTTGCTCGAGGCGGAGCTCGACCTCCGGGTCCGCGTGCTGCGACAGGTAGCGGATTTCAGGCTGTGACATCTTCCGATCCTCCGTTCATCGGCTGGGCCGACAGCTCCGACACACGCTTGCCGGTCGTGAACTCGGTCGGCTCGTCGTTCAGGTAGACGCGGACGCTGGCGGCCGGATCGTCCGGCGTGGCCGGGATCGAGAACGGGCTCCCCTCGACACCCAGGACGCCACTTGTCATCAGGTGTTCGATCACGCCGTCGCCGCCGTCCCAGTAGACGCGCTGGCCGACGGTGAACCCGCCGGCGGCATCCACGCTCTCGCCGTCGCTGCTCGTGTCGGGCTGGCCTTCCGCCGACGTGTCGGCCGACGGATCCGCCGCCTGGGCCGCCGCCGCACCCAGCGTCGAGAACCCGAGCTGCATGTAGGTTTCATCCGCGGCCGGGTCGTCCAGGAGACGGAAGTCCTCGAGGTCGCGGAGCTCGTTGGGCGTGAGCGCGCCCATGTTGAACATCGATTGATAGAGGGCCGCACGGGCCGCGGAGTCACCGCGAAGGAGGCCGCGGTTGTCGAGCTTGCAGTACACCTCCTCGCCGTAGACAGGTTGGAGGGCCATGTCGAACGGCGACTCCATCCGCCGTTGCCACGGCAGGAGGCACCACACTTGCGCGGCCAGGTGTTCCTGTTCGACGTTGCTCCATCGTGCCATCTTGGAATCACCCAGGAG